GCTTCGCATATTTTGACTATTCTGAACCTAACTGTCGGAGTACCTTTAAGTTACGAGACGTTAACGCTGTCAAAATAACATGTTATTAGTAACAAAAAATAACACACAAACTATTAAATAAGATTAGTTAAATTAAATACATATTGTTTTTATTTGATTTAAGAACTTTAAATGTATTAAGTTAATAGATTGTATTACTTACATAGTTATAATGCGTCAGAATTAAAATTCAATATGTTTTTCGTATATCGTGAGTATGCGTTTAGTTCTTGAATAATTACGTTTTAAATGATTATCTGGTATGTTTAAGTGGTTAGTGTGAATTACATGAGTGTTTGGTGCTGTGAATTGTAGGGTAATGATGCTCTGTGATTTGTAAGTCTGGTTGATTTGGTATTCTGGTATGCTGTAAATCGTGGTTAATTACGTGGCATTCGTTGTGTTGTTAATTTTGTTGCACGTTAACGCATTGATAAACAAACATTTAAAAATATTTGCAACAGAATTTTCAATTTAGCAACGGTCTAAAAAATTTTTGTTGCTTACTGAATCCTTTACTGCTATTGGATTTCCGAAAGATTTGCAACAAAACAACAACATATTTACTATATATACATATATAGATATATAGGAGTTTTTATTTTGTTGTATATATTTATATGTCTATATATATATCTACCTTGAAATTTACGTTGTTTTGTTGCAAATTTATTGAAAGTCTTATTGTGTAAGGGTTTAACGTGCATCAAAGCGTATTTATTTTTGTTGTTTTGCAACAGAATTTTGTTGCAAATGAATTTTGATTATTATTTTAATAGGTTTAAATTATATTAATTAAATATAATACGTAATTAAATACGATAAAAATATTTAAAAATGAAAATATCAATATGTTATTTTAAAAATATAATTTAATTGAAATTATTTTAAACATTATTAAATTATTATTGCATCAAAACAGATAAAATAATTAGAAAAATATATTTAAAAATTTATTAATTTGTATTATTTCAAAACGCTATTAGTTAAAAATATATTATTTTAAAACGTTTAAAATTAATTTTGAATAATTTTTATTGATTTAAAAATAATAAATTAAATTTTAAATTATATATTTGTGCTATTAACGTTTAAAAATTTTAAGATGTATTTAGAAAAAATGAAGATTGGAGAGAAAACGATTATTAGTCAGTCCGACTATGCACCGCTTTCAGATGAAACAAAGTCAAAATTTACTTACAAGTCGATAGGTAATAACTTAGCAGAATTAACGCGTACATCCAAACGCTACAAAACCGACTCAGTTAGAAGTATGGTGTTTGAAAGACTTTCAGTTGCAGAACTTGAAAAGGTCACGTTTGAAAACATTGACACCGTTACATTACGTGTTTACGTGAGTGCTTACAATAGAAAGAACAATGACGTTTTTGTAGTAAAAGATACATTAGTTTTCCGTGACATGGATAAAGCTATGAATCTACCTGTATTGACCGAAAAAATGTACGATTTGATTGAGATGAGTATTTACAACAGAATGAAAGACTTACAATATAAAATCGTTGATTTCAATATAATGTCACCACTTCCATTTGAAGGAATCAAAGATAAGTTAAAACAGTTTGAGAAATCGAAAAGAATTGAGGTTGTTGAGGTTGCAACAGAAACGTTTGAACACGTTGAGGAATTAGAAAACGATTCTGAAATACTAGAATCGGATATTTCAGAAATGGAGTTTACCGAAGACCATAACGAATTTGAAGATTAAATAATAAAAAATCCACCACAAAAAAAACCTGAGCGATTAACTCAGGTTTTTCTGTTTTATACTTAAAAATATTTATTCAGTAATCGGCATCATGGCCTCAATAGCTTTAAATAATTCAACTCTTGACGTTGCACTATTTAAAATTTGAATTGATTGTTCTAAGCTATCTTTTGCACCTGCAATAAGATTTACTCTGGATTTAAACTCAGGGTTCTTGAACGCTTCCAAAATTGAGGATTTCACGGCATTGAAACCAATGGTGTATGAAACGGATGTTTTGTCAACAGGTTTTTGAGCCACCGCCTCAGATTGTTTTGTTTCAGATTGGATAGCAGATTTAATTGCTTGCATTTCCTGACCAACAGGATTAACGAATGTTGTTGCAGTTTTATTTTCAACGGATGAATTAACGGCTGTTTCTGGTTGCGTTGGCGTTGGTGCAGAATTTACCAATTGTGCTTCGGTTTGCGTTACTCCTAGTGTTTCAGGTTTAACCGTATCACTCAACTCCTTACCTTGTGCTTTCAAATCCTGCATTTTTTCAGAGAACGATTTAATATTTTTCTGCTCTGGCGTTTCGAAATTTTGAGTCGGTGCAACATTTTCAGCTACCACATCAGATTCAACCTTCGTGTAAGTTTCTTCTAATGCTTGTTTCTGCAAACGTAAATCTTCCATTTCCTGAGCCATCTTAGCACGTTCCTGTCTCATTGCTTCCATTTCAGCAGCCATTTGTTCACGTTGTTGTTGCAACTGTAAACGTTCCTGTTCTAACAATTGTGCTTGTTTTTCGGCTTGTTCTTTGGCTTCTTTGATTGCTTTCTGTTCAGCTTCACGGCGTTTCATTTCGTCACGTCCGTGTTCCATGTAGCGTTCAAATTCATCTTCATTCATGTCAGATAATTGATCACTAGGAATATGAAACGCACCTAAAACAAACAGATTGTTTTGAATTGTGTAGCCTACTTCATGCAATTTTTGTGAACGTTCAATAAATGTAGCTTCACGTTTAGCTTTGATCGCATCGTCAATTTTTTGTTTGTCGGCTATTAATTTAGCTTCCAATGTTTTCAATTTTTCAACTCTGGAACGTTCAGCTTCAATTAATTTTTCACGATACGCATCAGCAGGACGTGTAAATTCAAGTCGACTTTTAGCAATTGATGTACGAAGTTTTTTCAAATCCTTAATTGCTGCATCAACCATTTTGTAAGAAACCATATCTTCGATTCCTTTAATCATTAATGCGTTGTAGGATTCAATTTTTTGATTTAGTGCTTCGTCACTTTCAATAGTTTGAATAATCATTTGACTGATTGCAACATCTGCCATTTGCTCAGTTGTAAGTAGAAAACCTTTCAATGAGTTTTCGTTTAGTGCTTCAACGTTTTCGTACGTGATTAGAACGTTGTTTTGCATTTCGTTAGTTGACGTTGTTTTTGCCGTTTCAGGCGTTTCTGGATTTGTTTCCATTTTTTTATTTTGATTTATTGGTTACTACTACATAATTACTCGCAAATTCAATACCTCTATCCACCATTAAACCAACAACGATTTTAAAGTGATTTTCTCCAATTCCTTTAAGGTTTCGAAAATCTTTCATTGTAATTTTCTCCATTTGATTTAGGTCAAAAATTGAATTGTCAGCAAGAACATTGAATAATTTGTCATCAATTACTCCAATTGAATGGAGTAATGAAATTTTTGTGATGTCGTGGTGCATTTGGTTATTTGATTTTATCTCGAAACGAACTAAGATTTACTACCAAAGCAGTTTTTATTATTATTCATTGGTGGTAAAAATTCCAATGCTTCAGGAAATGATTCCTCTACACGTTTGTAAGTTCTTAAAGTAGAATACAATGCAGTTTCGATTTCAAGTTTTAAATCTTTGATTTCCTTTTCAAGTGATTTGATTTTGTTGAATTCAATTAATAAAATTGAAGCACCATTTTTCTCAGTTAATTCCAAATAATAGTTATTTTCATAAGGATATTGTTGAACACTTATTGGGTCATTATTAAAACCCAATCCTCTTAAATAAACAGTACTTGCTTTATTGAAATAATTAGGATGAAATTCATAAGTTTCAATAACTTGTTTGGGAATTTCTTTTACTTTTACCTTTCTAATTTTATCAGAAAAATCAGATTTCATTTTTTTTAATTCCAATGTTTTTTTAGAAATCATTTTTTTAGCTGTTTCTTCAGCTACATCTTTAGTAATACGCATCTTTTTTTTGTTTTTAAAATTAATATTCAAATTTAACTATTTATTTTTAACTACAAACTATTTTAATAAAAAAAATATCGTAAATTATTATTTTCTGAATTTACCCTACGAATTCATCCCCTTCATAATAAATTCAGCAGGAATAGAAACTGCACGTGAACGAAGTCCAGGAGTAAATGTAGTTGAATCAATTTTCTTTGCACCATCAATTCTTTCAAGGATTTTGTTATAATTCTCTGACCATGAAGTTTCTTTGATAATTTTGAAAATCTCATTTGAACTATTGGAAATTAAAATTTCGTCACCTTTGATTCTTATTCCGATTCTGCGTAATTTCTTGTCTGCATGGTCAACAGAAATATCACTTTCAATGTCAGTTCCAATAACCAACGAAACTAATTCACCAATCGTTCTATCATGTTTCGAGTATTGACCTTCAACAGTCGTTATGTGCGACATTATTTTACTTAGCAATTGGATTTCATCTTTGGTTTGTTCCAATCCTTTTTCTTCCTCCCAAGATAATTTTTTGATAAATTCAATAGCTTTTTCCATTGAAATTTCATCTTCATTTCCTAGAGAATATGCACCCGCTAACATTCCTCCAACTTGATCACCTATTCTACGATTACCAATTTCAGCAGAAACGGCATCTGAAAACGTTTTTGAGTTCTTAATAATTTTTGGAAGTAATCTCATTGTTCGTGTTTGCAATTGCTTAACCACGTCATCTGAAACAATAGAATTCCATTTATCAATAAATGTTGCAAATTCAGAATCTGTTTGATAGCCTTCAAATGCCTTTAATCCAAGCATTGAGAAACGTGAATAGTCTGCTCTTTGATTTAATTGCACTCCGATCGAGAAAAACATAAAACAAGAATTTATAGTGTATTCCTTGTAACCTCCTGTTTGAGTTCCTTTACCAATTACGCCACCTTTTCCATAGGAAGATGCCCTTACAAGTGATAAATTGTTCTGCATTCGTTCCTTATCTGAATAACTCGCATCAACGTCACTTTCGTCAAAAATTACAGGTAATGCATCATTTTTTAATTTACCACGTATGTATGCCTCAGTTGAACGTCCTTGCATCACTACTCCGATGTCTCCAATTAATTTTTTAACGATGTTTTCCATTATCCATGATTTACCTGAACCAGATGGACCATTTACCCACGCATGAGGTCTCCAAGTAAGTAAACCGCAAAATGGACTAATCACACACCATCCTGCAAGTAAATAAGCATTCACTTCACGTTCCCATTTGAATTTCTTAATCATTGAAAGAATCTGTTTTCCTGTATTACTATCCAACGGCTGTGTTTGTGCAAAATCTATTTTTTCAGAAACTTCGTAAACGTATTTTGATCTAAAATTCATCAATGGAACAGTTTCATTATCTACAATCAAATGTTCGCCGGTGTGAATTACAACCTTTCCAGAATCAAACCATGCACCACGGCCACGAATTGATTTAGCAGAATAAATTCCTACTGTATGCGAATAACCAATTAAAAACTGTTGTGCAGCATCAATGTTGATATTCGTTTTACTTCCAGGATATTTCTGTTCCCACCAATTAATTGGAGCCAACATCATAAGATTTGATTTTGTCATTGAAGATGGAGACAATCGAATAACAGATTTAGCATCAAATGCGAAGAAATAATAATTCAGTTTTCCTGTTTCGTCTTTGTCATATCCAAGAAATCGAAAATAATCGTTTTCAAAAATTTTGGTTGAATCGTAAACGAATTTCTTTTCTTTGGATTCGATTACAGCAGTTTCAATTTCGTTTGTGATAATTGGAATTTCAACCATATTATCTCGGACAAATTTGATCACCGCATCTTCATCAATCCAATCTTCATCTGCACCATCCCATTTGTGAGGATATTGCGAAGGAACATTTAACCAACGCTTCCAATTCGTTTGAATCAACGATGCAACTTTCAGCATTGCTTCATTCCCTGGTTGTTCGTGCCATGGTTTTATTTGACCTGCTAATTTATGTTTGTCACCATATTTTTGTGATTTGTCATTATCTGGCCAAACGATAATATTTCTTTCAGTTAATGGTGAGAAATCGACATTGTGAATACCATTCGCACCACCTGACCAGGTTGTAAACAATAATTTTGATGGTGTAACTAAATCCTGAAGATATTGTGCTGTTTTTTCCCCTTCTACTAAAACTACGTTTGTTCGCGGATATTGTTTCAATAAGTCCAAATTATACAGCGTGTTGAATCCTTTAGTTTTCATCCAACGCCATCCGTTAAATTTACCATTCGAAGCCCAAACTAATGGAAGTGTTTGTTTTGATCCATCTGGAAAATTAAATCTACAAACATGCAAAATGTCATTTCCATTTTCGTCAACGTATGTCCAAATTTTATGAGGTGTTCCGTATTCGTAATGTTGGATTTCTTTCAGTTCTGGAAATGGAAAAATAGTATTCCAAACTGTTGTTTCAGATTTTTTTAAGGATTCGTTTTTGTTGGTGTTTCCGATTCCGTTTCCATACTGACGTGCATTAATATTTAAAGGGTCTTCAATCTCTTGAATTGCTTCACCTAATGATTTCCCTTGAGCAGTCAAAAAATTAAAAACGTCACCACCTTCACCACAACCAAAACATTTGAATATCTGTTTTTTTTCGTTGACTTTAAAAGATGCTGTTTTATCTTCGTGAAATGGACAATTACCAACGTATTCAGAACCTTTCTTTGCAAGTGAGACGTATTTTGAAACGACATCAACAATATTGGTGTCTGCTTTCAGTTGTTTAATATCACTCATGCTTTCAGTTGTTGGTCGTAATCATTAATGATTTTTTCAACGTCTTCTATGTTTCGGCAAACGTAACCAATACCACCTGCATTTTTTACGTTTTGTAGCCAAATAGCTTGATTGCTTGAAATCCTTCCAAAATCTGTTTTACCCTCAATTGAAACAAAAATTGCTACTTTTTTACCAATCATTTCTGGTGTAATTTCAACCGTTTTCCATCCAATTAAATCACTTGAACCTTCGTGAAGTCCTGCTCTTAATGGACGTGGATTTTTAATAATTAAATCACCTGTTGTAACTTGAACAGGTTTACCATTCAAAATTAAAGTCGTTGGTTTTGCAATTTTGAAAGTTTCACCAACCCATCCTGTACCTACGTTATTTCTAAAAATCGAAACTCTCAATTGTGAAAGTTTCACGGATAGTAATTTTAATATGTTTGATTCTTTTTGCATCTTAGTTTTGGGTTTAGTGGTTTTTTATTCGAAACGTTTTTTTTACTCCAACTCGTCATCAACAATCTCTAATTCCTGAATTATTTCAGTCTCAAAAATCGTTGGGGTTTAAAATTTAACAGAATTATTTATCATTCTGTCCTCTCTTAGCTTAAACATTCGTGTTGCCCATCCACGCTTGTAACCTCGGTCTTTTTCTATTCTTAAAAGTTCCTCCAATGTTCTTGCCTTTGAAACTTCACGTTGTTTGTCTATTTTTATCTGGAGTTTTTGTTCCTCAGTCACTTCTTCCAATTGACCGTCAACGTGTAATAATTCACGTGAAGAAATTTCCTCTAATGTTCCGCAAACTTCGCATTTATGTTCAGGATTTGGAAAATACATTGCATAACATGCAGGACATTGAATTACTCTAATTGCAGGTTCTTGATTCTTAGATTTTTTGTTTCGTTTTTGTCCTTCCAAAGTCCATTCACGATGTTGTTGAGGTAAACCATGCAAAACTGTATTTCCTACGTGGTCTAATAAAATCGCTTTGTTTTTTCCTTGTGAAAGTCTCAAAATACGTCCTGCTTGTTGGATAAATAAACTAAGTGATTGTGTAGGTCTTAGCATAATTCCACAACCAATTGCAGGAATATCTGTCCCTTCCGAAATCAAATCACATGAAGTAATAATTTCAACGGTTCCATCTTCCAAACCTCCAAGTAAACGAGTTCTTAAATCATCCTCCATTGAGCCATCAACAGAATATGCCTTATAACCTGCAGAACGAAATTCAGCAGCAACATGTTCAGCATGTGCAACAGAAACACAAAAAACAACTGCTGCCATTCCATGCGCATATTGTCTGTAATGCGAAATAACGTCACCTGTAATGGATGGTTTATCAATAATTTCAGCCATTTGTTCTTTGTCGTAATCTGAGCCTTTCATTTTTAATTCTGAAAGATCGATTTTATTTTTTTGTGGAGGACGGTAAACAATAGGTTTTACTAAAAATCCCATTTCTATCAATTCATAGATTTGTGGACCAATAATAATGTCATCAAAAATTTGATTCAATCCTGTTCCATCTGCACGTGTTGGAGTTGCTGTTACTCCAATTATTAATGCGTTTGGACATGCACTAATAATTTTATTCCAGGAACCTGCTGTGGCGTGGTGTGCTTCGTCAATGATTATTAAGTCAGGTTTTTCATATCGTTCCAATCTATTAACCAAAGTTTGAACCGATGCCACTTGAACAGGCAGTTGTAAATTTGGTGTGTATTTTGGATTTATTAATCCATGATTTACACCGTTTTCATGCAGTTTTTTAGAAGTTTGTCTCAGTAGTTCAACTCGATGTACTAAAATCCAAACTCGCTTACCTTTCATTACTGCATTTTCTGCGATGTGACAAAAAACAACCGTTTTTCCTGCGCCTGTTGGCATTACTAAAATAGGTGCTTTTTTTCCGTCACGCAATGAGGTTTTAACTTCGTCAACGGCTTTAAGTTGGTAGGGTCTTAGCATGGTTATTTTGAAAGAGTTAATTCCTCGCCTGTCAATAAAAAATACCAATTCTGTAATTCGTGAACGTATTTGATTTCTCTACCAATAGTAATAGATTGACTTGGACTATAATTCCATTTACCATAAGCATATAAAATAGAAAATCCGTTGTTTTCATAATACAAATGCCCTTTTTTAAATGAAATAAATCTAAGATTTAATAACCATTCTTCAGTTAAGGGAATAAATGAATGAACTAAATTAAATCCTTTTTCGTCTTCGCTTAACCATTTTAAATCCTGCCAATCAATAACATTCGTTAAAACATCACCCTCTGCTGTGGTGTAATTTAACAAATTCCCAATTCTTAATTCTGTTGCTTGCATCTTAGTTTAATTTAAAATTATTAAAACGGTAAATCGCTTTCCTCTTCGTTGGCAGGTTTATTACTTACGGGTGGTGTACTAACTGCTTGAGGTGGTGTACTTAAATTCTGAGGTGGTGTACTTACAGCACCCTGAGTATTCGCACCTCCTTGAGTATTCACAACCTCCTGAGATTTTTCAGCAAATGATTGCATTTCAATAGCAAAAACATTCAACTCCAATGAAGTAACTGTTTGCCCTTCTTTGTTAGTGTATGCACGTGATTCAATTTCACCTTCAACCATTACTCTAACGCCTTTTTTAAGGTACTGAGCAAGGTTTTCTTGTTTCCACATATTACAACGAATCCACGTTGTTTTTTCTTGCTTAACTCCTGTTTTATCAGTCCATTTCTTAGAATGAGCAACTGAAAATGTGACAACTTTACTTCCATTGTCGAATGATGTAACTTCGGCATCATTACCGATGTTACCTGTTAGGATTGTTTTGAACATTTGATTTGATTTATTTAATTCCCTTAATAATTTGATTGTACAGAATTTCTCCAAGTTGTTCTTTCTGTTCGTCAGTAATCGTTCCTTTGATTAGTTGAGAGGAATAACCACGCTTAGTATTTACGATTACAAATTGAAAACCAACAGGAGCAGTTTTGCCATTACACAAACGACTAAGTCTAATTGTGTATGGTTTTTCTTTTTTAGGTTGAGGGTTCCACGTTCCGTTATTCATAACCTACGAATTTATTTCCTCCTCCAACTCACTCGCATCACTTACAGCTTTGAGTTCTTTTAACTCCTTCAACTTAGCTTTAATTTGCTTGTAAATCTTAATAGATTTAGGGTCTTCCTTAGACCAACGTTGAATTATTTGTCTATCCACTTTAGCTTCCAGACATAAGGTGTGAACGGTAATTCCTACCTCTTCACAATCCTTTTTTATTTCGTCATAAACATTCATAAAAATATATTTTTGTTCTGCAAATATACAATTATTTTTATTTAATATGTTTTTTTTAATACATTTGTAAAAATTTTAATTGATAACCGAAACGAAAATAAATCGAAAACCAAATTATAACGGCATGACCTCAGAACAATACCACCTCTTAAAATCGCACGTTTCCAAATCTTCATTGGATGTATTTAGGCAGTCACCATATCTGTATTGGTGGAAATACCTTTCAGGGAAATATAAAGACGATTCTACTAAAACATTTGATTTTGGAAAGGCTGCACATGGATTCGTTTTGGAGCCAAATAAATGGAATGATGAATTTGTAATTTCACCAACTTTCAAAGGTGAAGGCTCAATGAAACGTCGTGAAAATTTCAGGCAAGAATTTACAAATAAAACAATCATTTCAATGTCAGAATATGAAACACTCAAAGAAATGAGAGGTGTTTTAGAGAATGACAAAACTGTAAGAGATTTATTATTCGTTTCAGATAAAATTGTTGAACAATCGTATTTTTGGCAAAATCCAGAAACAGGAATATTTTGTAAATGCCGTCCCGATCAAATTTCTAAAAGAATTATTGGATTAGATTACAAAACAACTGAGGATGCATCTACAAATGGTTTTCCGTATCATGCTAAAAAATATGGTTACAATAGACAAGCTGCAATTTATTCTGAGGGACTTTTACATAACGGCATCGAACTAGATGCATTTATTTTTATTGCACAGGAAAAAAAGCCACCATATTTAGTGAATTATTTCTATGCGACAAATAACACACTTGCAAATGGACGTGAACAATTCTTACAGGATTTGAATGACTTGAAAGTGTGTCGTGAAACAAATACGTGGCCTATGTTTGGAAACGATATTAAACCTTTGGACATATGAAACAGAAAGACCCACACATAAACACATACGACACTGATTTTAAATTAAAACACAATCCTGCAAACGCCTACCAACTCGGCTACGATTCTCACAAAACAGGCTTACAAAATCCATTTTGGATAGGTTCACGTCCTTGTAAGGAATTTTCAAAGGGTCAAACTGCTGCAATGTATGACAATGTGAAATCTGTTTTCTGTTTAGTTGATTTTTCGATATTCTTAACCAAAAACAAGGAATATATTTTAGTCAAAGAGAATGAAAGCAGTTTTGTTATCATTGATGATACAGCAGAAGAAACAGGGTTTCAAAAGGATTATTTTTTAGTGAATGATGTTTTAAATTAAAATGCAATGAATATTCAAACAGAATTTAACGGTGGCACGTACCCGAAACAATGTCCTTTTAAAGAATGTACAATCGGTTCAATGTTTTGTACAGGACACAAAGAAATAAACGTTAAACCGTGCCAAAATTTAATTAAAGTCACAAAAACAAAACAAGTCTGGTTCAACATAATTAAAGAATATGTTGAAATCATTGAAGAGGTTGATTGTGCAGCGCATAGTCAATTGGAATTATTTTAATCAGTAACCAATAAAAATAAATATATGTCAAATCAGTTAACAGTTAAAGATTTTTTCGTAAGAAAAGACGTAACAGAAAAATTCCAAGAATTACTTGGTGAAAATTCAAAGGTTTTCATAACCTCAGTAATGCAGGCAGTAAGCACAAACAATTTACTTGCAAATGCCGAACCAAAGTCAGTTTATCAATCTGCAATGATGGCAGCAGTTTTAAATTTACCTATCAATAACAACATTGGACACGCTTATATTGTTCCTTACAATCAGTCAGTCAATGTTGGTGGTCAATGGGTGCAAAAACAAGTAGCACAATTTCAAATTGGTTATAAGGGATTGATTCAGCTTGCAATTCGTTCTGGTCAATATAAGACCATTTCAGCTACTGAAATATACGAAAGTCAGTTCAAATCCTATAACCCTCTTACAAGTGAAATTAATTTTGATTTCTCTAATTTACCAACAGGAAAAATTGTAGGTTATTCTGCATACTTCAAATTGAATAATGGTTTTGAGAAATTGTTATTTATGACAGTTGCACAATTGGAAGAACATGGAAAAAAATATTCCAAATCCTACGATAAAGCAAATTCTGTCTGGAAACAAAATTTCAATGAAATGGCAAAGAAAACGGTTTTGAAATCCATTTTTAAATATGGACCAATGACTATTGATATTCAGAAAGCTGTTGAATCGGATCAAGCGATTATTGAAGATGCTGAAAATATGTCAATGCGTTATCCAGATAATACGAATGAAGCACCACAAACAGTTATTCAGGTAAATTCTCAGGTTGTTGAGGATGCAGTTTCGACCGATTTTGAGGATTAATCTGAACGGATAAACCAGGTTAAAACCTCAGCTTAAAATTAAAACCTCACGTTAAAATTAACACCTCAGGTTAAAAAAAAACCAAAAACCGCCAATCAACTAAGAATGGCGGTTTTTTTTGTTCAATCCTAAACTATCAAATGCGAGGCAAAAATAATAATTATTCTTGAAAATCAACGCATAAATACTGAAAATCAAGTATTATCCCTGAAAGTTCCAAGAATGATATTATCAATGTCACACGTAACAATTTTAACAGGTTCTTTGAATGGATTTTTGAAAGGCTTATAAATTGTTGCTCCTGCACGATAAATAGCCTCTTTGACTTCAATACGTTTGTTTTTATGTTCAATGGTTATTGTGCCGTAATGGATACTAAAATCTGAGCCTACGTTAATCATTTACTCCAATATAAGTGATTGTAATACGATTTCCTCCATTCAGTTGTATCGGTTTTGGTTTCCTGCTGTGTTTCGGTTTTATCCGTTTCAGTTTTGCAAGTTTCATCAACCGTTCCCTGCTGTACGTGGGATTTCTGCTGTTTTAAAGCTACTCCTAAAACTCCGATAAGTAGAATTGCCACAATAACAATCGGGTCTTTTAAAAAATACAATCTAGTGTCCATAAATAAAAATTTTTAATTTAAAAAAGCCACTCGCTAAAATTTTAAACAAAAACTTATAACAAGTGGCTCAAAATTCAGGCTTTCAACTCCGAATTTATATTTCTGAAAAAATTACCGACATTAACCAAACCAAAGCCATAAACAGCAATGTAGTTGAAGCGATAAAAATTAGTAGTGATTTCATAAACTCTCAAAGTGCATCCAATCATAATTTTTTTCACGTCCTAAACTAATAAATCCGTGTTTGTAGAAAATATCAATCATTGGTTTATATTCAGTACGTGCAAATCTTGCCGTTTTACTTGTTTCTTTTAATTGGTTTCTAGCTGGATCTAAATCTATTGCAATTCCCCAAGAATGTTTACTCCAATCGTTACCGCCTCGCATTTTACGAAAATTAAAACAACCGCCAAATAAATCAATACCTAGACGTTTTAATTCTTCGTAACCATAATGAGCCAACAAATCAACAAATACCGCTTTCAAACGTTCCGCAATTAGCTTGTGGCATCTAATACGGTTCACGCTTGTTTTCGTATCCCAAGCAATACGCATTGGATAAGGTAATTCGATTGTAGTTAAATACGTTCCACTTTCATTTGGTTGACCGTATTTTGCAATGGTTTGTTTTGTGTTTAGCATTTCAAAAATATTAAGTAAATAATGTAACTGATTAGTAAAGTTATTAAAAATTCGTAGAGTAGGTTGCGGAGGTTCATTCGCAAATAGAATAAACAGATTTACACCTATTAACTTCTTCATCAAATTCAAATAAATCTAATGTTGCATTTTTGTCTTTTCTGTATTTTACAACATCATCCAATGTCGGGTATTGCTTACCGTTTTCATTAATCATTGATTTATACCTAGAAGGAACTTTATCTGGAGGGAAAAAAGTAGAATTTGATTCTATTTCTGCTTTTTGTATTTTTTCAATTGTTTCGGGGTGATTTTTAATTATTAAATCAATTTCATTTTGATTGCACATTATACAAGGAAAACAACCAACTCTCGAAAAACCTTTAAAATAAAGTGGGTTTATGTCAAAATCTTTACTTAAAGAATAACTTAAAACTTCATCTGCTGTTGAGTTAAAAAAAAGGTCTATCAATGTCATCTGTGTAATTTTTACACCATTCAAAAATTTGTTTCTTTCTATAAGTGTGAAATTTTTTATCTTCTTTTCCTATAGATAGTCTTTCTTTTGCTTTGTTAAGTTTTTTTTGTAATACCAATGAAAGTTTTTCTTTATTTGACAATTCATCAACAATCATTGTATTTGTTTGGTAAGGTTCAAAATAGTATTTAAAAAACCTGCATTGATTTTTCATTTTTGACCTTGACAAACTTTCGTCTGCTCTAATTCCTTGCAAAATCAATAAATGCTCTTTTTGACTTAAAATAAAATCAATCATTGGAATTACTTTTAGTTCAGTTGTGCAAAATTTAGATTTAGTTGCTGGAAATCTTTTTTTCTTAATTGCTAAATCAACCATTCCATCATATTTTTTTGAAACTAAATTTAAAAATGTAACGTTCAATTTTTTAATAACATAATCAATGTGGGTGTATGTTATTTCGTGTTCCCATTTGGTGTCACAAAAAACAGCGGTAACATTTTTTACTCCATATTTTTCACAAGCGTAAATTAATGTAGCTTGACTATCTTTACCTCCCGAAAATGGTACTATTACTTTCATCTCTTAAATATAAATAATTTGATTAATAAACTAATTCCAAATGCAACGGCACAACCTAACCAAAATTTCCACCAATCGGAATTTTCAGTTTTCTTGTTCTTAACTTCCGCTTTCTTTTCAATCTTAACAAGTTTCGTTTTCCACTTCGTAACGTATTTAATTGTTTCAATGCTATCACGCTGTATTCTGTACTTATAGCGTATTTCTTGCCTTGTCAAAGGTATTTGTACTTTTGGACAATTTAAAGGCATCTCAACGAATATAATTGAATCCTTGCCGTTTATTTTTATAGTTTTTTCAACGTTTATAATTCGTTCGGTTGTGTCAATAGTACCGCCTTTCTTTAAAAATTTACCAAAATGGTAGTTAGCTGAACAACCAGTTAAAGCGATTAAAGTTATTAAACCGATTAGGGTTAACCATATTAAGGTAATGATTAGTTTAGTTTTCATTCAATTATGATTTAAAGGTTTCGTTGTAGTATTGTTTAAACTCTTTTCTATAAGTCATTTCTGCTGAATTATCAAATTGAGTCGTGCTTTCAAACCAAGTTTCTTGGTGTTGTTCTTCTTCCATTTGTTTGGCTTGGTTGTGTATATCACTTGGGATTCCATCAGGTAATAATCCATTTTTTGATAGTTCAAATAATACCCATTCTACTGCTGTTTGTTTCATTTTATTCTTGTTATTAGTTTATAAATAAAAATTAACCAACTGACTGCAAACACAGTTAAACATACATCTTCTATCATTTGTCTTTTATTTGCTCAGTTAAAAATTCGATTACTTGTTTTGCTTGTTCGACTGATAACCACGAATATGCGTCATCGCGTTCCATGAATACTTCAATCTCATTTTCTTCATTGATGGGAGAAAACTGAATGTTATTTCCTGCTTCGGTTTTTAAATATAAATCTGCCATAGTTATTAATTTAAGTCGGTTTCTTGTGAGGGTCTTCTTTCAATAGGAAATGGTAAATATTCTCTATCCCACGCTTGTTCCATTTTCTTTTCTCTGAAAGAATTTTTATTTTCCTTTCTGACAAATCCAAATCCTTGGATGTAAATATAATTCTTCATAACGTTTAATTTTTATCAAATTTAACTATTTATTTTTAACTACCAAATAAATCACAAAAAAAAATCCTCAAATTTCTCTGAGGATTTTCTAACCAAAAATTAAACCTAATTAAACGCAAACCAAACATTCAACTTTCAAATGTAAGAATTATTCCTTATCAATTTTTTTATTCCATACATTTAAACCGATTGCTGTTGCTGAATAACCGATAAAAATCAAAACGATATCGTAATGAAATCCATAAGTAGCTAAACCAACAGCAACCCAAAACGCTGTAAACGAAGCTAATCGCTTTTGCTCAAACTTTCCGTTGGGTGCGAGTGTGTCGTAAATTATTTTTTTCATTTGGTAAAATTGCGATTAGTCGTTTAGGTATTTTATAGGTATTATTTGCGTTTCGTTGAATCATTACTCTATCTTCATAACAATCGTAAAGTTTAGCTTCAATTACTTCAATCTTTTTTTCTGCTTTCTGAATTGAGAAATAAAGATAAACGATTGCAGCTATAAAAAATAAATTCTTTGCTCCGTATTTGTGTAGTAGTTCAAGTCCGTCTTTAATCATTTTGTATAAAATTGTTTAGTTTCAAAATTATAATAAATATCTTTAAATTCAGTATTTTCAATTGTGCAAATTTGTTCTATTGCCACTTGACCTTCTAAGACTTCGTTATCTGACTTCACAAATAACAATCTGTTTGTTGTAGTATCTATAATTGTGTACATAGCTTAAAAATTAGAGATGTCTAGTAATTCTTGTGTTGTTGTTTCAGTGCTTAAACTGTTGGTAACTGTTACAATAAGATACAACGTACCACTAGGAAGCGCGGCGTCTAATGTTGCAACTGTACTTGTACTATTGTCATTTAGTACCCCCGTAAATGCGTTTAAACCTTTAATGTTACCACCTTCAATCTCAAACACTCTACTTATTGTCGCTAATCTTGCCCCTGCTACAATAACAGAACCTGTTGATAGTATTTGAATAGCGCCCGAAATATTGCCACTGTTAGGGCTTAAATATGCTCTAATTGTACTACCTGCAAGAGCACCTTTTGTAAATCTTAATGTATTTATTTTAAATATAGTACCATTACTCAAAGTAGGTAATTGAGTAGAGCTAGCAATAGTTTCACCCGTTGTACCTGTTACACTGTAATTCGTTGTAACAGTTGTTTTAAACCAGCCTAAAAAACCTAATACATCACTACTTGTTAAATCTGCTCCTGCTGTTACAAGCCCTTTTGCATCGTAAGTAATTTTAGTTTTTGTTGCACCCGTTATAGCTGAATTTTCAAGCATAATAGATTGTAAAGCATTACCGTCATTTTTCCAACGTGGATTACCACTACTATCAGCATAAATAACAGATTCAGAACCGCCTGCACTTGCACCGCTCGATTGATGCTTTAAATTCAAATGCCCGTTTCCTGCCGTTCCTTTGATTTTAATTCCTTCAGCATTTAAATCGTTATTACCTAAATCAACATCACCCGTTGCACCCGTGTAAGGCACGAAATTACTATCAGGCAAAGAAACATAAGAAACCCACGCCCCCGAATGAAATAACCTAAAAATAGTTGTGCCTTCCGCGTAACCTACTGAATTAATAGTTGCCGTTCCATTTCTAACAAATACTCGATAACCTTTACCTTCAACGGGTGACGGGTCGGTAAATGTAGCATTTGCAACTACGGTATAACTTGCATCGTTAACTGCTGTTTGATTAGTTGAAACTACAACGGCTTTCGATTGTAAACCCGTAACGTCTGGAATTGTAGGAAAAGTATCTAAACTTCCGTCACCTCTAATATATTGCGCTGTTGTTCCTGTTGGATTTGGAAACTTTGTATCTGTATAATCTTTTGTTACTAAACTTTTACCGTATGTGGGTGTAGTTGGAACTAATTCAGTATAAACAATTTCAGAATCTGAATTCAAAGCTAACGGTGTACCGTCGCCGTCGGGAACCATATTTCTTAAAAATCCACTTTGCCAATTTAACTCTAAGTCATTTGCGCAAATTAGTGAAACTCCTTTGTCTCCACCTCTTCCTGTATTATAAGTTCCCTTTGAAAGACCAGCACGATTTACACCTACAATAATTCTGTCAAGTTCAGTTAATATAATATCAAAACCTAACGTTTCATTACCTTTTTCTAATGTTTGCGTTAAAGTTTGGTCAATTTTAACATTTAACCAACTACCATCGTAATGAATTCTAAAAACTAAACTACCAACTATGTAAGATATACCACCAATTTCTGCTGTTCCATTTCTTACAAATACTTTAAAACCTTTACCTTCAATTGGTGTTGGATCGGTAAATACTGCATCTTCAATAACTGTATAATTTCGGTCATTCAATGCAGTTGTATCTTCACTTACAACTATTGGAGTTTGACTATTTGTTAAATTAATTTCCATTATAAGGTAATGTTTATTGTTGTGGAATTATCCAAAGTTACAAATGTTGTTGTTTCTTGCAAAATACTATCAACATAAATATCTAAATCAGTATCTGGCAAAGTAAAATCTACGCTACTTGTATTTGAATACGTATCGTTTGAATTATTAACTGTAATTGAACCACCTCCGCCAGAACACGTATAAGTTGTTCCTGCAGGTTGTTCAAACGTATCACCACCATCTGTAATTGTAACTCCTGGCGCTTCAATTTCTGCATTTATTCCACCCGGAACAGTTTCTGAATTGATTTCTGTTTGTTCTGAATTAACTACTTTGATAGTAACGTCTGGAATTTCAATTAAGAAATCTAAATCAGTTACGTTTTTCCATACAATCTCAGTATCATTTGAATTGATTACAGTTGCTCTTACGGTACAACTCGGAGGCGTTGGAGGTAATGTATTATTGGTAGAATAAAAATATCCTTGTGCCGTATTGTAAAGTCTTACAGTTGTTGCATAGGAATCTAAATCAGCTGGAATTGCTGTTGTATTCGTTTCATTACATTTAACTCTAAAAACTAAACGCCCTAAACGAATGCTTTCAGTTTCGTTTTCTCTACGCGTTGAATTTGGATCAGCGATTTGAATTGAACCAACGTTTCTATTTCCAATAAATTTACTTTCAAATCCAAGTGATTTATATTGCTCATTTGTAAGAATTGTTTTACAAACTCCTAAAATTCGATGCAATAAAACAGTTGATTTTGTGTCACCATTTTCTGTTGTGGTATAAACTGACTTAGTAAAAACATCAATGTCAAATTGGTAGTTACCATCATTGTCACCTGTGGCTTTGTAATTATCAAATTCACCACTAGACAATGAAACGTTTATACAAGGTAATTCTGTTTTGTCAAATGGTGCTGTTCTTTCAAGCCAAACGTAAATATTTTCAGTCCATAAATCGTGACCTTCCAAAGTTGCTTGATTAGCAATTTCAGTTGATAGAATTTCTGCTATCCTATCTCTAATTAATTCGAAATTTTGCTGACCGATTAATGTATTTATCATACCGTGCGTGTGTGTTCAGTTCGTGTGTTATTCGTAATAAACTCCCAAAAACAAAACAATAAGTCCTGCAGTTTCATCTGGATAGAATTCTGTAACGATATATTTATTTCCATCAATTGTAAGAATGTGATCTCGAAACGTAATTTCATTTGATTCATTTCTAGTAGGATATTCTAACGCAACTAAATTCTGTTCAGATACAGCGACACTTGAAATTCTTGAATTTACACGCATACCATCTGCATCAATACCGTTCTGATGTGCTGTTTGTAAGCAAGAAACTTCGCACGTAAATTCGCCAAATTCGAAATTGACCATTACCCCAAAATCATTTGTATTTGAGGTAATGGATGCAACGTCTTTTTTTAGTTGGTCAATGAGTCCCATTAGTCAACGAAATCTGAAGTGTTAGCTTTGCTAGATTTTTTTGTTGATTTTTTGGAGTCAGCAGGTGCGTCAACGATTGGAGTTTCAACAGCTGTTTCCGTTTCATTTTCCGTTTCCGTTTCCTCAACGATTGGAGTTTCCTCAACCTCATCTTCCAAAACCTCCAAATGTTCTTCCTTAACCAAAATGTCAATAACGCCTTCCTCAAAATTGGAAGCCTTAACTTCTTGTCCTGCTTCGTACTTTTTATTGTTTTTTCCAAGTACTGACAACGATTTTACAAAATATCTTTTCATACAATTGATTTAATTATTCAAATTTAATCAAAAAAAATAAAAATAATTTAAAAAATGTTTGGTTATTAAAAATAATGTATTAATTTTGACACATCGAAACAACGAAATAATTTTAATAGGTACCTGAGAGACACCAAAACTAACCCCTGCAGTAACTTCGAAATCTGGCAAATTAAATTACAATAAAAGTAAAGTTGCAGGGGTTTTTAAAACGTAAACAATGGAAGAAAAGTTAAAATTAGGAGAGATTGAAATAGGTGGTAAGATTACCGTTGAATCAATTTCAATTAATATTTTAGAAGTTGGAGGAAAAAGAAATTACGAATGTCAATTAACCTTAGATATTCAAATGATTTGGAATGAAGAAACTGAAATTAAACATTTGAGCAAATTAAGATGGAATTTGAAAGAAAATGAAGTTGAACAGCTTAAAGAAAAAGGATTTATAAAGACAAAAATGGTGGTCGAAAACCGATAGTGCAACCCCTCCTGTAACCGAAATCTAGGAAATTTAAAATTAACACAAGGAGGGGTTTATAAAATAGTAAGTAGCATAATTGGAGTGATAGCATAGCGGTATGCGTTCGGGTGAAATCCGAAAGAGTTAGGTTCGACTCCTGGTCTCTCCACAATCACAATGTGATTAGTTGCCTTACCCTGACAGGAACGATAACCTAGAGGCTTATAAGTGGGTGACAGCTCGGAAAGACGGCATTTTTATTTAAACCGTAAACAATTAAACTAAATAAAATGGAAATCAACATCGCATCATTATTCGTAATTGTCGGAATGGCAATTTGGATAGCAATTCAAAATTATCGAATCAAACAGCAGAATGAAACGATTAAGTATAGTAGTGATTATTATACTAGATTGCACAACGAAAACGTGATAATCACCAAAGAATTTGAACGTGCTAAAAAAACAATCGTTCACCAAGAAAATGTAATTAAATATTTTTGCCGTTTGGTTGATGAAGTTCCTGAGATTGAAAAGGCTTACAATGATTTGATTGGTGGGAATGAGAAACTATAAACCTATGAAAATTAAATTTACAGAATCGATGCTAAACACATTGGTAGAAAAATACGCAAATACTCCTACTCATTTACTTGCAAAGGAATTAGGGATTCCAATTACATCTGTTTACCATAAATCAAACGCATTAGGCTTAAAGAAATCTGAGGAATATAAAAACTCTCCTTTCTCTGGAAGATTAAGACCAGGAACAAATATTGGAGGAAATACCAAATTTCAAAAAGGTAATGTTCCATTTAATAAAGGAAAGAAAATGGATCCTGAAACTTACAGTAAAGTTTCAAAGACAATGTTTAAGAAAGGAAATAAACCTCACAATACCAAAGAAATTGGACGCATAAATTTACGAAGAGATAAAGCGGATATTCCTTACTACTTCATTAAAATTTCGGACGGAAATTGGCAACCTTTACACCGCGTAATTTGGCAACTTTACAATGGAGAGATTACGGAAAATATGAAAATTACTTTCATTGATGGTAACTCTTTGAATTGTCAAATAAACAACTTACAAATGGTAAGTTATGCCGACTTAATGCGTAAAAATTCACACAGAAATATTCCAAAAGAACTTTTGGAAGTAATCAAATTGAAAAATAAATTAATACAAAAAATAAATAGTTATGGCAAAAAATAAGATGGAAGACGTTAGAGATCACATTTTCTTAGCACTTGAAAGATTGAATGATGAAGATTGCAAAGACAAAAACGTTGATGAAGAGGTGCAAAAAGCAAAAGCAATAGCAAACCTTGCAAATGTTATAATTAAGTCCGCAAAGGTCGAAATTGACTTTCTTAAAGCAACAGGTGCAGTTGGTACAAATTCAGCTTTGTTTCAGTCGGTAGTTAGTGAGAATAAACAGATTGGGTAATTTACCACACTAGCAAATAATCTACATATTTCCCCCAACAAAAAAAGCCACCCTATTAAGAGTGGCTTTTTACTTTCTACATTCAAGAAACTAATATGCGAGAACTTGGATAGTATAGAGTTGGTCAATAGCAACAGGAATTGGAAGTGGACATGATTTCATGTGAACTTTATGACTTGTTTTTTCCGTGTCAACTGTATCGTAAACTAAGTAAGGTCCTGTCTGTGGAACTTGTCCATCTAACAACTGCTCAACTAATCCAAATACTAATTGGAACTTCGGAACCTCAGCAGTAAAGATTACTTTTTTAGCATCCATATATGGAACCATGTCACCATTTGCGTTTTCATATACCTCTGGGTAAGTCCATAAATCGAATGAGTAAGAACCTTCAGTAATTCTACCATGGTAAGTTGCACCAACTGCATTTTTGATAGGAGTTGAGATATTATCCAATTTCATGTTAACTAAATCCTGTCTAGTTAAGAATTTCGTATTGTTTAATAATGCACTCATTGCAGAACCACCTAAAATAACATTGTAAGTTGAACCTTGTGATTTACCTACTTCACGTAAAAATTTAGCAGCGTTTGCAAATGTAGTGTAAGGACTTACATTGTTATCAGCCCAATTGTGAGCAGAATTATATGCTACTTTTGAAGCTGCTTTTCTTTTGAAGTCAATTGAGTCACCATTTACCAATGTGATAATTCCATCCGTCATTACGTCTGCACACATTTTTTCAATTGCACGGTCAATTTTGTCTTGAATATCTTGCAACATTTCAGCAGATTCTTGTGCTAACGAAACCATTGCAGTAGGGTCAGTTGAACCAATTGCACGGTCATAAACGTCTAAGTGATTTGCAATAAAATATTCGTGGTAAGCAGGAGGTAACATAACTTTCTCAGTCGATTTAGTTGCTTTGTTACCATTTCCAGACGTTCCTCTAATTACGTCAACTGCCATTTTCTCTGAACCTCTACGAACTTCGATTGATACAAGTTTAGACATAACTACTTTTACAGGAAAAAACGATCTAAAAAACGACATTACCATTACACGTTCTCTGTACAATGCAACCATTGTATCAGTATAAACTCCACGTGCTTGTGTAAGTCCAATTGTTTCTGCCACTACTCCCTTTGGAAGTAAGAATGACAATCCAACGAATGCAATTGCAGTTGGAATAAAGTATTCAGAACCTCCGAATACTAATGCGGAAATTGCAACCGCTAATAAAGTGAAAATTGTTTTCATTTTTTTTGATTAATTATTGATTGTCAAAATTTGACAACTCGTCCATTTGTACTAAAAGAATTCCCAATGTGTCACCTTTGATTCTGTCTCTCAAACGTCTAGTTGCAACAACTGTGTCTAAGGTATCAGTACCATTGATGAATGAAATGTAGTTTTCATCTACGTCACCACCAACACAAATAGTTGCTTCACGTTCGTCACCAGCTTCTATTTGGTTAACTAAAATTCCAACAGGGTATTGACTACCATCTGTTGCAGTTGATTCTAAAGGCACTAAGTTTCCACTTGAACCAATGCGACCAACTACTAAACCAGGTAAACAATCGTCATAGCTATCTGCTACGAAGTTTCCTGTTTCATATTGATTTCCACCAATGAAGATTTTTTCAGTAGTGAAATTAGTAATCAATTGACTACCTGTTTGTAATACGTTATCTGCTCCCATGATTTATGATTTTAAACCCGCTTTTTTGAAAACCTCTGCTTTGAAGTCAGCAAGTGGATTTGGTTGATTACTCTCTTTATTGTCAATAACAGTAGTTTCAACAACGGTTCCTTTACCTTCTGCTGTTGCCTTGTCTGTTGTGTTTTTGGCAAACATTTTAACGGAAAAATCAGCCATTGCCTCTTGAGACAAATTTTTACCTTCTTTGATTCCTTCTGTTACCGCTTTGGCATCTACTTCAATGAATTTCAACCACGCATTCACACGGTCTTTTTCAGTTTCGACTGCCGTTGACTGAATCTGAGCAAACAACTCAGGATTTTCAGCTTTGAACTGCTCAATTGTCATATACTTGTTTTTATTATTTACTTTGTTATTTGCGTCAGGATTAACGCTTGAATTACTGTTTTTACCTGCATTTGGTGTTTCAACAACGCTTGAAAAATCAACATCGTATCTAGCAGCTAATTTGCTAAAACTAGCTTTCAACTCTTGTGCTTTTTTCGGAGTAATGGTGTTGATTTTAGAAACCAAACCAACTTGTTTAGCTTCTTTAGCATTCAAGAAAACATCAATTCTCGAATCCATTGAAAAAATATCTTTAACCTTAACGCCTTTGATTTTTTCAAATTCAGCAACGTTTAATTTATTTCTGAAAGCCTTTTCTAAGTCGGCATTGATTGAAGCTAAATTTTCTCTCAAAGGTTGTGTGAAATACTCAGATTTTTCAAACCATTCACCATAAGATGCACGGTGTACCATGAATTGTGAAACGTCTAAACATTCAACGTTGTCAGCATATAAACACATAAAGAAACCTGTTGAATATGCTTTGCCGTCAACCTTTACAGTTTTGTTTCCTTCAAATTCTTGTAAACGTGCAACCATACCGTGTCCCATTAAAGGGTCTCCACCGTCTGTGTTCATACGAACAATAACAGTATCACCTTCAATTTCGGCAAACGCCTTAATAAATTCAGATGCTGACCACTCGTAAATACCTCCGTAAATTAGAATTTCATTCATATTAAACAAAAATAGATAGTCAAAATAAAATCAATTTTTTTATTCCTTAATTCGTGGAAAATATTTATTTTCGCATTATGGCAAAGAAATACAACGAAATTAGAATTACAAACGTTCCAAATGATTTAAAGGAACAACTTGAAAACATTGCTAAATACCAAGGATTAACACTCTCTCAGTCGCTAAAACCTGTACTCAGAGAATATGTAAATACTAAACCTGAGAATGTAAGAAATTATAAGGATGATTAAATACAGACGGTTTTTAATTATTCCCGTCCGTATTTCCATTATTTTCTGGTACCATTTTCTCAACAGCTTCCAATCCTAATTCTTTAGCCTGTTTTAATTCCTCAGCAAATTGATAAGCGTTTGAATCGCTGTCACCTGACATTAAAAATTCTGTTGCCGCTTCAACTGTTGTTAATGGAATGTGTGCCGCTAATGTTCCTAATTTTTCACGTTCTGCTTTAACTTCTTTCAATGGATCAATGTGTGGGAATAATGGCCCTGTAAATCTAGCATTTGAATATGCTTCCAATGAAAACCAATTTTCCTCTTTCCAAGCATTCAAATAACCAGGAGCATTTATTTTACCATTCAATACTTCAAAGAACAACCAAAACTGATAAATAGGTGCATAGAATTGTTCAATGAATGAATCTCTTTCAACTTCGATTGTATGTTCCCAATCTTTTGTTGCTGCTCTGGATGCAGAAAATGAATCATTGTACAAACTGAAAGCTACATTTGGTGGTATTCCAACTGCTGCACAAATGATATTTGAATTTGATTCCCAAAAATCTTTGAAGTATAATTCATTCTTAGACTCTAATGACTTCATTGTTGCACCAATAGGCATATTAAACGTCTGTTTATTTGTCGATGCAGAAACGTCATTTGCTAATTGTCTTCCAATGTAATCAACAGGTAATTCGCTACCATCATTTGACTCCAAATCATACGCCTTTGCCAAACTTTGAGTTAATGGACTTTCTCCTGTTCCTCCGATTTGGTGTTCAATAGAATAAGCAATTTTTTGACGTTCCTCAGCACTTCCAAGTGTAGCCTCTGAATATCGGTCTAATTTTTTAATTCTTTCAAGTGAAGTTGCAATAACAGGAACACCTCTTTGATTATCCATTCTGTATTCAGAACCATAAATCAAAAATGCAGTTTTGAATCCTGTACTTGAATATGCAGGAATACGTTGTGTTGATATACGGTCTTTTTTTCTAACGTGGTATGCAACGTGTTCACCTGTAAAAATATCAATTTCAACGCCATCAATAACTTTACGTCCTGCTTCAACTTGATAACCAATTGGACTATTCAAGTGTGCAGTATCAATAATTTGAACTTTAACGCCTTTATCGTATCGAAGTACAACCAAACAATCACCACCAATTTTAGCGTGTTTAAATGCTTGAATTGCAAGTTTATTCATTGATCTATTTTTACTCAATGTTGAATGCTTTGATTTTGCCCAAACAGTAAAACGTGCCTCAGTAATTTCATTAAATTTTTCAGAATCAATTGTGATTCCCTCAGATTCTAATGCTACTTTCAATGGATTAGATTGTAGTTTCAATCCTTTATCCATTACCCAAATAGTGAATCTGTTGATTATAGTTTGTGCAACCGTGTCATCTAAATACGCCTGCCAACTTCTAGCAGCTAATCTGTAATGGTCAATTCCATAATCAAGTATTGGACCACCTTCACCTAAGTTTTTTTCACCATCAAAACGAACTGAGTAAATACGTCCTACATATTCAGCAGACGGTGGTGGTGGTGTTGCAGGTTTCTCAACAACATTAACTTCAACAGCGTTTACAACAGGTGTTTTTCTTTCAAGTCCAAAAAAATCTAATATTCTACTCATTGTCTTCGTCTAAAATTTTGTGAATCAACTAAACGTACTTTTCGAGGTGTCAATTTGTTGATGTATTTTTGTCTAATCTTATCGTATGCGTCAATTGAAGCCATTATTTGAGCCTGTGAATTATACTTAACTCTGTTGCGTGTTTGACCAGTATCAATTTCATATTCTGCAATGTTGCCTTGAGTAATGCAAGCCAACGCAACATCTAACAATGAATCAATCAATGTGTCTATTTTTTCAATTCTTGCTTGTAATGTTGTTGTGGAATCAAAACACAAATCAACACGCTTTACGAATACTACTGACATCTACTATTTTTTATCAAATTTATAAAATAAATCACAATGTTTGAACTTCATCTATTTTGGCTCCTGAAATATCTGAGGTATTAGGTTCAACTATTGAGGTTGCAAGTGTCGGAGGTGTACCAACTGTTGCAGGACTACCCGGAATATAAGCCGTTGCAAACGTATTCCATTTTTCAGCTAATTCATTATGACTTGCTTTCAATTCATTAAACGCCTCTTCTAACTTTGAGTAACGAACGAAATTATCTGAGTCTCCTAATACTTGAATTTTACCATCATTTTTTAACCAAATCCACGCTTGTAAATTTCCATTTTCATCTGTTGAGAATAAACGATTTTCTCCAATTCCGGCAAGTCTATTTTTATTCAGATATCCAATGATGTAATTACTCCCACTTTGTTCTGTTGGTGCATAAATCGCAATCATATCTTGAATAGGATTTGAGTCTATTCCATAAGGTGAAGCCTCAATGCATTCTTGAACATCACTTTTACCAAATCGAAGGAATTTAACTTTCAATCTGTTTAAGGTGTCGAATGATGTTGATATGATTTTTGTTAGATTCATTGGTTGTTGGCTTTAATATTTTCATCCATTAGTTTTATAATCCACTACCTGGATGTAAATTAATTCCTGCAAAAATACTATTTACTTTTCCATTTTGGTAAACTTGTGGTAAAACACAATGCAATGTACACGTTTGCGATTTCTCATTTCCTTGAAAATCCACCGATTCAATAAAGAATTCTGTTTTCTTCCAAATGTAAATTTCAGGATCATAAATTGAAATAATATTATTTGGTCGAATAATTTTGCCGTTAATATCCCAACGGTCTAATTTTATTGTGAGTTTCAATCCTTTGAGTTCTTTACTCAATTCTTGACGTGCTGCCAAAGTAGTATCATTGTCATCACCTGAACTTTGAGATTTTACTGCAGGTCTAAAATAACTACCAATTACATACGGATTTCTAATAGTATGTTCACCTGCATTTCCACCGTCCTCAGATGCTTGTTTTTGTAATGTGATATGTGAGTGCATCCCTTGACCATCAAAATTTAATTCAATATCTGTTGCAGGAAAAAACGTTCCATTCATATTACCAACGCCGTCAATAAAATCAATGATTGGTTTTTGAGTCGTTTTTGATTCTGTAAATAACAGATTCCCAAATTCATCGTGCGTAATGATAATATTTTTTTGTGTCGCTAATTCGGTAAGGTAGCCTTTAATTGTTTGCGTTTCAGATGCGTTTGAGGTTTTGAATGTTTTATTTACTCGGTCACTTACAGAACTATCCACAATCAACTTTAATTTGAATGGATTTATTAATCTTTCAGTAATTTGTTTGAGTGACATTCCGTCCGTTTGTAATGGATATAAACTCGTTGGAATTTCGCAATCTTCTAAAACTCCTGGTTTTGAATAGCCACCAAATGAAGCCATAGATTTTACAGCAGAACGTTTGAAATTTTGCGAAGTCATAACGCCTGTAATCAATAATTCTCCTTTGTGTTCAACTTGTACTTCGTGGTAATGAGAAACACACGCAAATTCTTTATGCTCTTTGTTATTTGGGTCAAAATAAAACGAACAACCGAAAACACTAGCCACACTATCGTGAACCAATGTAACCGAAAATTCATTAAAGAAATCAACTTTTCGATTTATAAAACGGTCATTGATTTTTAAAATCATATATAGTATTTTATTTCACGTCCTTTTTTAATTTGAATCATTTCATTGACTCCTATGCTATTTTGACTAATCAAATTATCAATGTTATTTTGTGCGTCATCAATACCGTAAATTCGATGCGTCAATACAATGACGTTGGTGTCCTTTTCAGTCAATAAAATACGTTCCTGTCTAGCTGACATTGCAACTCCCATCAATGAAGATACAACAAAACTTACAAATGATTGAGTTGGGTAAACGATGTTATAATCGACATTCCATCCAATAACATTACTAGATTGAAAATTATCCAATGCTGTAACGATTGAATCCCAATAAGTAGAAATCGTTCCAATAACTGAAACAACATCATTTGCATTTTGGTACTCATTTCCTATTGGAGTAATAGCACTTAAACAAATTCCATTCATTAACGTTGTGACATTGTTCTGGAAAACCTTTTTATCCATATTAGTAAAAATGCTAAAATCTTCAATGTCTAGCAAGGTATCAATTTGAGCCTTGAAAATTTCAATTCTGTTTTGAACTGTTTGATTAAAGTATGCAGGAAATGACAATAATTCACGAACTGAAAATATAACCTCAGATGGATTAATATTTGAATCCGTAACCTTTGAAATGGTGTCGTTGTATTTATTAAACAATTCATTTGATTGTTCACCACTTGCAACAGATGAAGAACTGACTTTGTTTAATTCTTGTAAGTCATTCAATAAATTATTCGATTCTGCACCTGCCAAAGAATCATTTCCAAATACCTCAGATGCTAATTCGTTTGCATTCACAACATCAAATTTAGCTTTCAAAACAGGATCAACTGTCGTTCGTGGTGCTTCATTTAATATCGTTTCAATCAACGTGCAGGAAATCTTTGTAATGCTTAATCCAGATGAATCATATTTAATTGAAGTAGGTTGTGCATAAATGTCACCGTATATTGGATGCGAAACTTTCCAAGGGTTTTTGTTGTGTGAAGATTTTCGGAAACGTTCTGTAATTTCTAAATGATCATCACCTTGAAATGCTAATTCAAGTGTGAATTTACGTCCCATTACTTCACGTCTATCAACTAGAGTTCCTGCAATGTTTGGGAAATTAAATTCAGTCACGTTGAAATCCTCTGAATTATCAGTTATGGTGTACAACGGTGTATAGGTGAGATTATCACCTGTAATGATTTGAATTTCGTCTGCTATGTTATTTTCCCAAGCCATGTTTTCGTATGATATTTAGTGCGTGTTTTTGGAAATTAAACTCCATTAAAGTTGCAGATTTTTCAGCAGAATTTCGCATAAAATGTGTAGCCTTTGGATTTACCTTTCTGTTTTTCTTAACGGTGTACATTCGAAGTGTTTTAATCTTCAATTTACGTTTCTTACCTAGTGATTGAGAAACGGATAAAACACGACTTACAATTTGTTCACCATTGGAATTTTTCTTCGACATTATCAAACCGTCCGTTTCTTTAATTGCTCTCATAGAGGCTTTGACGAATGATTGTGATTTACTCAAAGTGATTCGTTTTGAACCGCTTTTATTAGTTACACGTCCTGTTTGTGACATTCTAGTAATTGGTTTCTCTCGAATGGATTCCATTCTTTGATTTCCCTTAACCAATCCACTTGAATTACGAATTTGTTTCAATGCAACAAACGAACGTCCGTCAATCTTACCTCCATTCTCCTGTTGTTCCAAATCCTTAACAGCGTAATTTGTCGATTGATTTTTTAACTTGTTTTCATAAAAACCAACCTCTGACTGCATTGTGTTTACATTAAATCCATTTGCTTGAATAACCTTTGAATTTGCCTTAAAGAAATTCTTACTTCGATTCTCAAACGCCTTTTCGCTTTCCTTTGGCATCGTTGTTTTTTTAACATCGAATGCAGCAGAATTTAAAGTTTGTCGAATAGCAACAGGAAAACTACTGCGAGATATTTGCTGTAATTTTCCTGCTAATTCATCAACAGATTTGGATTCTATTTTTAAGGTGAAGTTCAATTTTTAACCGATTATTACAGCTTGAACAGTAACAGCAGGTGAAACAGGTGCGCCATTTAAAACAATTGTAATATCCCCTGTTGAATTACTTACAGTAATAACAGGTTCAACAGATGAATCTGGTTGAATACGTGTCCAAGTTCCCGAAACTAAATACCACAATTCAATTTGAAAATCAACCTTATTGCTACTTGTTCCAAATCCATTTGAAAACGGTTGAGGAAAATTAAATAATGCTTGCATTGAAGCCTTTGTGATTGTATGCGATGCACCATCAAAAACAGATGTCCATTGAAAAACCATTTTCTTTGGTAAGACAGAAAGGAACGCTTGAAACAACTGAAATCCGTTTGTCTCATTATCTGGCAAACCATTTGCTGTTATTCCAGATTCATCAAACATTTTTTCTTTCAATTGGAATAAATCGTTAAATGCTGCTGCGTCGACTAATGTTCCATTGTTTGAACCTGTTTCATTGATAATAAATCCAAATGGATAAGCTGTCGTTGGTGCGCCTGCTCTAGTTAAATCTTCTAATAAAATCATTTTGTGTTATTTTTATGTAAAGTTAATCAATAAATATGCAACCGTTTCAGTTGGTTTTAATCTTAGAATTAATTGTCTAAATTCGTCTTTTCTTTCAATTGGAACTGTGGCAAATTCTCCTAAATTTTCTCCACCAATAAAAAACGTTTTTATCCAATTGTCTTGGTGATTAAATGTAGAATCCAAAATTTCTTCGATGTGATTTGCAACCTTTCCTTTAAAATATCTTTCGTCAAAATTTGCACTACCAAAATTAAAACTACCAAAATTCAAGTAACCAAATAAATTAGGGTATTCAGTATAAATACTACCAAAATTGAAACTTCCGAAATTATTCGTGCCAAAAACCGCAACATTACTAACTGAATACAATAAATTTTCAATCGTAATCAAATCTGGATTTTCGTGAACATAAACGTCAAATCCTGCTAATCGTAATTGTGATTCAATAAAACCACCACTTTGACGTGCGATTATTGTTCCCGGATAATTCAATTTGCGAATGATAGCTAATTTACGATTTGCCAAAGAAACGGCATCATTCGTAATTAATCCTAATCGTTGTTCCCAAACTGTCGCATCTTCAACCGTAAAGCTATCATTGTCAGGTAAAATGCCATTTAAAATATCCAAAGTGTTATCATTCAAACGAGATTCCGACCTGTTTAACGCAAGGTGCATTTTACGAATAAAACTACCAATATGAATATTAAATCCTCTACCTGTTGGATAAAGTTGTTCTGTCAACTGAATTAATGGCTGTATGTCGTTTTCATTGAAACATTCAGTAATGTTTACATTAGTTACAGTTATTGGTGTGAAAATTCCGAGAGGGCAAACGGTGTTGTTTGTGTTTGTTCCTATTAGGGTTTGGACGTGGTTAACCTCAAACGCTTCAAATATGCTACCTTCTTCGATTGTGAAAGTACCGAAAGGGCAGGGGGTGTCTTCTGAAAGGGTGGCTTCAATTTCATCTGTCATAAAATTTTGTAAGCACCAAGAATTATAAGCAGGGATAAATTTTATTTGATAAACAACACTACTAATTGTAATGTAATATTTAGTGCCGTTTTTCTCAACCTCCACCGTTACAGGTTCTTCACCTACTAACTGATACGTTAACGAAATAACATCACATCCTGCAACCTCCTCATAAACTTCCCACCTACTACCATTCCAACTAACAGTATATGTGCCGTCTGAATACGTGTTTTTGCCATTAAGTGTTCCTGAAATGGTTAATTCTGAATTTACAGAATCAACATTCAACGTCAAACAATTACACATAAGTTACTGAATTTAAGAATGGAATTTCGCCTCCTGCAAACGTCTTAGATGCCGTTGCAACAGAATCAACTTCGAGTGTGATTGTGCCAAATACAGAACCTGGAATTGTCGTTAAAATCGTTGTGATAATTTTATTCGTGTTCAATGTGTCGTTTCTTTTTGAAACAATATCAATGGCACTTACGAAAGGTCTAATCTTTGCAATTTCCTCAGTCAATGCACCTTCAATTAGATTTTCAATGTCAGTCGTTAATCCTTGAAATCCTGCAATTTCAATATTTACTTCCAATGGAGTAACAGATAAATAATTTACGATATTTCCAACAGGCTTACGTGCAGGAACACCACTAATTGGTAGTTCAATATTATCCTTTACATCGTCTAATAATCCTGCAGATGCCGAACCTTGACCGTCTGTTGAATCTTCGATTGTAGCTTCAATGAATAAATTAACTTGTCCTACTTGACCACTTACAGCAAATGGATAACTTTGAGCAACTCCCTGTACTTCATTTGCCCATAAACGATAATCACTACTTGAACCGCCTTGTGGCTCCAATTGGAACGATTCAATTATTTTTCGTCTGTAAACTTCAATGTCCTCAGATGAAAATGGCTCAACAGCTTCTGAACTTACAACTGCTAACGAATTTACAAGTGATATTGGAGTTGTTGATGTTAATTGATTTCCTATATTTAAACGTGAATCAATGCCTATTTCTAATGCTCTCAATGTAATCGAATCACTAACTGCAACCAATGTATATTGATTGTCTAAAATGAATAATTTACCTGCATTTAATGCGTTATCGTTTGATTTAAAAATTGTTCGTGCAGGAATAACTGCTCCAATTGTTCCTGTTACCGTTACAACATATTGACCTGCTGTTGCAGGATATGGATTTCTGTTTAATTTCACACGTCCGAAACGTTCCAATGAACCGCCCATACTTTCAGGGTCTGCTGTATCTACCCACGAATTTTTCTGAACGAATGCATTTATCTTATAATTAATCCACAATTTAGCAGCTTGAACGGCTGCCGTTGCTCTTAAAAATGATTTTCCAAACAATGGAATGGATTCCCCTAATTCAGATTCAAAGTCCGCTACTATTTGGTTGTATAACTCGCTTAATGTTGGTATTCTTATCATGCTTAATTAATTTCTACTGTCTGAGTAAATGCGTTCCAAATATAGGTAAATTCTTGCGATTCTAAATTCATTGGTCTTTCAATGCGAATGTAAATAATATATCTGTCAACTCCAATTATTGAAACACTTACCGAAATGTTCGCAAATTGTGACATAAAATTTAAGTCCTCAATAACTGCACGTTTGATTTTTTCAATTGATGAAGATGTCATTGCAACAGAACTCAATGTTTTTTCTGTCAATGAAACGTATTTCGTGGATGGTGTTTCTTGCATGAGTAGTGTATTTCCCCACCAATCGACATTCTGTTCCTCTTGACCGTTAAATAAACCACCGTTTAACACCTCAATATTCCCTCCAAATAATGCGAGGTAAACCATCGTATCAAAACTATGTGTTAATCTGAAATCACCACCAATATAAACAACGTCACCACCGTTAAAATTTTCAATTATTTTTAGATCAACCACGGCTAGAAGTTTTTGAAGTTTTTGGAATCGTTTTATTTGTCGAAGTACTTACAGTTGGTTTCATCCATTCAGGTAAACCTGTGAATTCAATGTTTACTTTTTTCTCTTCTTGTGATTGTCGCATGATCTCAGTCATATTCCAAACGTTTGAATCACTTTTGGCTTTATCTGGATTAGCAGCGTTAACTATTCCGCTTGAAACATTTGCTTCTTGTGGTAATAAATTATTTCGTAACTGCTGAATTTTGTCTGCTCCTGTTCCTGCTAAATATCCAAGTCCTGGAATCTTAGAAATCAATTTCAAGAATTGTTGCATCGGATATAACAACGCATCCAAAATAACTAATCCTAAACGTTTAAATCCTGCAATTATTCCGTCTGTTTTAAATACACTAACTAATGAACTCCAATGTTTGCGAAGTGACATTATTAATGCGATTACTAAACCGATAGGACCTAAAAATAATGCAACTGCTGCACCCCATTCATCCCATTTACGAATGACTTGAACAATTAATGCTATGGTTGCCGCTATTCCCATGATAATTAATCCAATTGGATTTGCCAACATTGCTGCATTCCAAGCCCATTGTGCCGCTTGTGCAACTACAACAGCCTTTTGATACGTTCCAATCGCAAAGGCTATTCCACTTACAGCGAATGCAAACGCGGCAACTCCTGCTGTGATTTTAACCAATGTTTCAGTTAATTTTGGATTATCCTTCATCCATTTAGATATGCCACGAATAACAGGGAGTAATGCATCCGCTAATGATTTTACTATTGGTAACATCGCTTGACCGATTTCTAAGGTCAACGCTTTGACCGTATTTTTCAACTTAGCCATTTGGGCCGCTGTTGTTTTGTTCTTAGTATTGTACTCGTTCTGTAAACTTGTGCCTTTGGTAAACGCATCATTTGAGAATTTTTGTAATTCTGTCAAACGATCAGTGTTAGAACTTAATGCACCAATTACCTTTATTGTTTCTTGAGTACCAATTTTTAACTTATCTAATTTTTGAGCCAAAACCTCTGGTTTTAATCCTTTAAATGAAACAGCAAATTTCTTAGCAAATTCAGTTGGATTTTGAGATAATAATTTCTTTGCCTCAACGGAACTCATTCCCATTTGATTTGCAAATTGGTCTATCTGTTGACCTGCAACTAATAACATTCTAGTTAATCCACCAGAACCAATTTCGGCATTAATTCCCAACTCTTCCAAATATGTACCTAATGCCAAAGTATCTGTAACGCTTCCTTTCAATGCGTCTGGTAATTGTCCCATTCTCAATGTAAAATCAGAAATGTTTGCAGACGTACCTGCACCCATTGCACCTAATTCATTAATTGCACTACCTGTTTTCATAATGGATGCCGAAACATCTAAACCTCTAGTGTCACTAAATAACTGTTTGATTTTTCCAACTTGCGTTACAGCTTCATCAACTCCTCCAAAATCTGCACCTAATGCAACATTGAATTTATCTGCTGCCTTTGTGAATGACAATAAGTCTTTTTGTGCAATACCTAATTGACCTCCAATTTCTGTGATCTTCAATAAGTCATCAACTGACGTTCGTGTAGTTGTGGAATAATCAACTAATGATTTTCCTAATGTATCTAATGTTTTTCCTGTAAGTCCTGTTGTTTTAGCAACGTCCGCCATTTTATCTTCAAACTCTACTGCTGCCTTTGTAGCAATTATTAATGGTGCTGCTAATGCTACTCCTAACAATGCCGTGCTTCTACCAACTGCCATTGCAGAACTACCTGCACTTTGAATTTTATTAGCAAATCCACCTACATTGTTTTGCATCTTAGACAATGGTCCAGAAAACTTGTCAACGGCTGTAAATACTGCAGGAATTACTAATTTCATTTATTCAGGTTTTGGTAACTTTTCATTTATCTCTTTTATAACCTCCATTACGTCATCATACCAATACAATAAACCAAAAAAGTCTGCATCGTCAAGATACAGACTTTCAATTGTTTTAGGTGTCCAATGGTGGTAGCGAACTACTGTATTAATGGCGTTATTTAAACTGTCAACATCATTGATTACAGAAAAAAAACCGCTATTGATTGTGACACTCCTAAGTCCTCAGTATCTAATGCTTGAATGAATCCTAAAGGTTGTTTTGTTGCAGCAAGAATATACGCTAAAACACGTCCATCATTGTCTCCTTGTGCTACTTTTTGTAAGAATGGATTTACATCTAAAACCTTTAATCTGGTTTCAAAATTCAATTCTTTTACGTTTTCGTGTAAACCAATAGGAAAACGTAATTTTTGAGTTAAATTACAATTTTCGTCAATTGTGATAAAACCGTCCATTACTTCTAAAACTAACGATTCGATATACTCTTTTAGAGATTCTCTTTTCGTTTGTCTAATTCTCTTTGCCTCTAGCCAACGTTGAACGTCCGCCTCAGCTACTTCTCTTGAAACTTGCATCTTATTTTGTATTGTGTGTTACGAATATTTTGAAACGTGGTGGTTTACGCAATTTGCTCTGCTCTACCTACTACTTTCAAAGTAAATGTACCTGCATTAACATCAACCTCAATTGCTCCAACAGGTTGTCCTGTAACTTTCCAAACAGAACCATTTACGTGTGTAATCGTGAAATCTGCATTTGCACTAGATGCCTGTAAGTTTTTAACCTTTTCAGAATCTTTACGTGAAACAGAATCATTCTCAATCAAAACAGTAAATGAAGCTGCAATTCGGTTTTTCTGAAACATAACGCTTCCATTACCTGCAACCATTGACGTGTCATCATTGTTACGAAGTCCTCCAGGATCAAAAACATTCCCTTCGTTTGCTTTTGGAAAAAATATTCCACTTCCTAACGTTGGGTGGTTATATCTTACTTCTGTAATATCGCCGTGTACAGCCATTGTTTATGTTTTAAATTGAAAATTAATTACCGAAATTAAATCCTGCTTCAGCAGTTGTTGAACCAATTCTAAAGAATCCAGAACGTTTGTATCTAAAGAATGACTCTAATCTGTCAGGATTCGTTGTTGATAAACCTACAACAATTGAAGATTTCATAAATGAAGGGTCTGCAATCAATGCACGATTATCTAAGTCATCTGCATAAGCAGTAATGATTGATTTCCATTGAATCGGTTTAATCGTATTGTCAGCATCGGACGTTTGGTCATCTGTAAGAATCGCACAACCTTCAACGTTTTGTTGCTCTAATAAATAATATCCGTAACGAATATTGAAATCAATTGTAAGACTTCTAACATACGCAAATTGTGCAGGAATTTCTCCAACAGGATGGTATGTTGTAACGAAATCCATTACCTTATATGCACCGTTAACCAAATCAACTGTTGAACAACCTTTTTTAACGATAGCGTCACGATTATCATAAATTGACATTGCACCAATTGAAGTAGGAGTTGGCATATCTGGGTAAGATAATGAACTAATGTCCAAATGTGGTGTATCTTGATTAATTCTTGCAAGTAATAAACAAGCATTTGCAGCAGCTTCTAAAGGTAATCCCTCAGATAAAGGTGCAGGACAAATTGCAATTGTACAATTCGCTTTTCTTGAATCTGTAATTGAAGATGGATCCTCAATTGTTGAACCTGTTAATGCAATGAATGGTTTCATTACGATAGCAGCAAAACGACCTGTTGGATTAGTTGGGTCAGGAATACCGTTAAATGCTTCCAAAGCACTCATTACAGTTGTATTCGTTCCGTATGTGTTTACTAAGATTGTAGCCCAAACATTACCAATCAAATTTAATGAAGCTGAAATACTAGGTGTTCCAATTGCTGTTTGTTCGTCACTTACAGCGTATGTCAATCCTAATGTATTTCCGTTTGTGTCAATTGAAATACTCAAACCCTCAGCAGTTGCACCTGCCCATTTAGATTCAAATTCAACATCGTATTCAGATGCACTTGCGTTAACAGGTGAACCGATTACAGCGTTAACTGCGTTTTCAATTTTCGTGTAAATGTCGTCTGGTGTGTCACCTGTTACAACATTGTAACTATAAGATTGTGCATCAATAGAATTACGACCTGCAATAACAACGGTGTGTGTTCCGTTTGCTGTTGCTGTTCCTGTGATTTCTACTTTCAAAATTTTTGTAGTAGCACTTTCAGGTGATAATTGTGGATAAACAAACGTTTTAATTCCACCGATTCCACCACCATTTACAGGACGTAAAATTCTCATTACGTGGTAAATTGGTGAACCAAATCCATAAAGTGTTCCTGCTTGCTGTGCAGACGTTACCTCAACAGGTGCAGTACTTAAATTGTCTTGAAATTCAACGTTTGCTTCACCGAAAATAGCAACATATTGTGGTAAATTTGGAGATGTCTCATTGAAATTGCCTTTTGTGATTTTATATCCCACAACTTGAGAAATTCTTTCGGTTCCGACAGCGTTTGAAATCATATTATTGAATTTTTTAAGTAAATTTCTTAGGTAACAAAATTAGATTATCAAATAATGTTTATATTTGTTTTTCCATATTTTAAGGAAAATATTTAAAATTGTAATTTATGAAGAAAAAACCAAGTGGATTTTATTTTTATATGACGCTGTTATATTTCGTTGGTGGGTTTGTGTATTGTTGTTTAGGTAAAAATTATTTACATTTTTTCGAGATGGCTTTACTTTGTTATATACTTTACGAATTACAAATAATCAAATCTAAAATAAAAAACAATGAGAAAATTTAAAGTCCTCAGTAACTCACTTACAGGTTTAAATGGTATGGTTTTCAGTAAGGATAAAATCATTAACGAAAATCAAATTAGACCAGGTGCAGCGAATATTTTAATACATAGAAAAAAAATTGAAGAGATTTTTTATTCAGAACCGATTGGAGACAGAAAAATAAAACTTGCAATTGTGACGAGTATTTGGGGACGTGGTCACATATTTGAAATGTTTTGTAAATCGTTTGAAAATCTTGTTTTAAATTGTTTACAATTTGAACTAACATTGGTTGTTTCTGGAAGTATTCAGGACGAAAAAGATATTGAAGATAAAGGGTATTGGTTTGAACAGGCTATAAGTGGTGGTTTGAAATACATCGAAATTCCAAACGAACCATTAGCGGCCAAAGTGAACGCATCTACATACGCCTGTAAAAATTTAGGAGTTGATTACGTACTTTGCCTTGGAAGTGATGACATAATGACTCCTGAGTTATTAAATGATTATGCTATACACATGCGAAACGGCGTTGATTTTATCGGAGTTACTGACTTCTATTTTTATGACACGATTTCTGGAAAATCACTTTATTGGGGTGGCTATACTGAGGCTTACAGAAAAGGACATACAGCAGGTGCAGCGCGTGCAATTTCTGCTAGACTTATGAATAAATGGGATTGGATGCCTTGGGAAAATAGAGATTCTTTGATATTAGATAAATCAATGCAGGATAAATTGAAAGTTACACCTCATACAATTCACACGTTTTCAATGAGAGAGAAAAATCTGTTTGCGTTGGACATTAAATCAGAAACAAATATGACACCATTTGCAAAATGGAACAATTCTGAATTTATTGACACGAAAATTATTAAAGAAAAATTTCATTTTATTTTTTGAGTATGTGTGGAATAAACGCTGTAATTAACGGAAATCAAAACGACCTTAATAAAATGGTTGAAGTTGCCTCTAAACGTGGCACAATTGAAAACACGTCTTATTGTCACGGCGCGTTGGTTAATTTCCAATGGCTTCCAATTACAGATAAAAATGCAGACCAACAACCGTATGTTTACGGAAACACAACGTTGTTTTTTAATGGTTTTATTTCTAACTATAAAGAACTTGCAAAGAAATATAACATCGAATTAGAATCGAATTGTGATACTGAATTATTGGTTAAGTTTTTGGATAAATTTTGTCTAAAAAGATTGAATGAATTAAACGGTTTTTTTGCGGTGTTGGTTTTTTATGATGGAATTTGGCACACCTTTACTGATAGATACGGCATCAAAAAATTATACGAATACAGACACGAAGGGAAAATATTTATTTCCTCTGAAATCAAATCAATTCTGAATGCAAATCCACAAATTAAACTATGTGAACAATCAGTTTTAGATTTTCAAATCTCATTAGGTGTTTTATCTGAAACGCTATTTGAAGGTGTTAAACGTGTAAAAAAAATACCGTTTGTTATTCCTTCGAAAATCGAAATTTCTTATGAAGATGCGAAGAAAAAACTTAAAGAATTATTCGAAATTTCTTGCAATCGGAATAAAATTAATAATTCGCATGGTGAAACAGATTTAAACGATTGTGTATTTCTTTCAGGTGGAATTGATTCTGGAATCATTGCAAAATTTATGAATCCTAAATATTCATTCTCTATGGATTATTTGAAACGTGAATTTTCGGAAATTACAAACATAAAATTAAATTCGAAAGGGATTCATTATTCAATGATTTGCAATGAAGAATTATTTAAAGAATATATTCCAAAAATTGTTGATTTATTAGTTGATCCAAAAGTAGGCTCAAGTTATACCAATTACGCACTTACAGAATTTGCCTCAAAATTTGCAACTGTTATGTATTCAGGAGCAGGAGGTGATGAATTTTTCGGAGGTTATTCACATCGAAATAATAAACCCATTGAGCAGGTAATAAACAGAACATCGTTTTATGAAACTGAATGTATTGAAGGTATTAATTTAACTCACTTCGAATACAACTTAAAATTCTTGGAAGGTGTTCTGAACATTGAAGATACAATCGGAGGATTTTTCACAATGGAAACACGTTATCCATTACTAGATAATGATTTTGTTAATTTTGCGCTTTCTCTTCCAAATGAATACTTAGAAGATAAACGAATTTTGAAAGGAATTTCTGGACTTCATAAAAATTTAATTAGAGGTAAAAAGAAAGGATTTTCAAATCCATATATAAATAATGATGAGTGGGTGAGTTTAATTTTAGAAAATATTAAATTAAAATTTGGTAGTTAAAAATAAATAGTTAAATTTGACACAATTAAAACCCAAACCAAAATTAAAAACCACAAACCATGAACAAAGAACAATTAGAATTTCGCAAAAAACACAATTTAACAACTAACCAATTTTTTGGAATTGAGCCAGTCGGCGGTAGCCTTTATTTGAGAGGTCTTACTTCTATTCCTGAGGGTTTCAATCCAACAGTCGGCGGTGACCTTGATTTGAGAGGTCTTACTTCGATTCCTGAGGGATTCAATCCAACAGTCGTCGGTTCCCTTTATTTGGGGCGTCTTACTTCTATTCCTGAGGGTTTCAATCCAACAGTCGTCGGTTCCCTT